GTTCGGCATAGTCGAAATCGGCCGCGCCCTCGGCCACCCGGAAGCGCGAGCGGGGCGCGCCGGTGAAGCTTTGCAGCAGCTCGATCACCTCGTCGGGGGTCTGCACCAGCACCGCGCCTTCGCGGATACGCGTTGTGACAGTAGCACAAAACTCTGGAATGTGCTTTTCTGGAGTTTGCAATGACAACACCCGCTTACATCTACGCCCGCTTTTCCAGCATGGAACAGGGCAAAGGCACCTCACTCAAGCGGCAGCTTGAAGGGGCTCGCGATTTTATCAAGCTGCACACTGACTGGGATTACCCCTTTGACGACCCCCAGGCGCAGCAGGAACGCGACTTCACAGACCAAGGCAAATCCGCATACGCAGGTGTCCACCGTGAACCCGGCGGGGCTTTGTACGAGCTTGAGCGCAAGGCAGCAGCAGGCCACTTCAAGAATGGCGCAGTTCTAGTCGTTGAGAATTTGGACCGCTTGACGCGGCAAGGCTGGGAGGAAGCCCTCAAGATACTGTCCAACCTGACCCTTGCCGGTGTTACAGTCCACACGATCCACTCTGGCAAAGTTTGGAAAGCTGGCGAGAAGCCAGACATGGGACAAGTCATCACGGTCATCGTTGAAGCCGAAGCTGACCACAAACAAAGCGACGACAAGTCGAAACGAGTTCGCAAAGCGTGGGACTTGAAGATTGCAGCGATTGAGGATGGCGACCGCAAAGCGTTCAGCAAGCACCTACCGGCTTGGTTAGACATTGACCCCAAGACAGGGTTCACCATCGCTAATTCACACCGCGCATCATTGGTCAGGGAAATCTACCAGCTTTATGTCGAGGGGCACGGACTGCCCGCGATTGTCCGCACCATCAACGCTCGCAAAGAGCCTTCATGGGCAAGAGGCAAGCGCAGGGGGGATGGTTGGAACACGGCATACCTACACAAGCTGCTCAAGAACCGTGCAGTCCTCGGTGAGTTCGCCCCCAAGTCCCGCAAACACAGTGAGCCCTCTCACCACGCCGTGAGCAAGGGCATTGTCATTCCTGACTACTATCCTCAGATCGTCCCCACGGACCTGTTCAACAAAGCACAAGCGGCCAAAGCCAGTCGCAAGTTCACAGGTGGTGCCGAGGAAAGCAGACTGCGCAACCTGTTTGCTGGTCTGGCTTCCTGCTCCGAATGTGGCTCCAAGATGTATTACCAGCTTGAGCAGCGCAAAGACCGGATGGTGCCTCACACGACCAAGCACGGTGAGAAACGCCTCTACATCGTGCGGACCGACCGTTCCTCATACAGGTGCAACAGCAACCGGCGATCCGCAGGCTGCACGAACAAGACGCGCATCAGATACGAACACCTCGAACAGACCATCCTTGATGTGCTGCTCAACAGCGCACTCGACAATAAGTCCTTCGCGCTTCCTGACCGCATCGCGGAAATCGAGAACTCCATCGCGGAGAACGAACGGCGCATTGGTCACATGGAGGGACAGACGAGGAACCTGACGGATAACCTTGCAGTCCGGTTCAGCGAAGCACTGGCAAACAGGCTTGGCGACCTTGAGGATGAGATAGCAGCCGAGAAGAAGAAGGTTGAAGCCCTACGGCACGAGCTTGCGGGTGTGAGTGGTAGCGCAAGCCCTGAGCAGCACATCGCCCGCGTTAGGGAGGTACGGGGCAGCTTGGAAGACAAAGACCCTGACACGCGCTATGCTGCACGAGTGAAAGTCATCCATGCACTGCGGGGCATCATCCACTCAATGACCTGCTATCCTGACAAGCGCACCTACGTTCACACGGACTTGTTCTCACTGCGCATCAATCAGGATGGCACGTATGATGTCCTAGATGTAATTGAAGAAGCGCAGCGGCACCGGATGGAATTGCCCGCGCAGGTACTTGCGCAGCTACAGCGAGTTGAAGAGGGATAGGCTGCCCGATAAGGGGTCAACAAGGGCGATCAAGGAACGGCCGCAGTCTCGATGCTGCGGCCTTTATCCTGTCATTGTAGGGTGTCTTAGATACGCGGTACTTCGTATTCCTCACCTTCAATCTCAAGCACAAAGTGGTCTTCGAAGCGCTTCACGAAGACAGGTGTTTGGTCAAACATGATGCAAGCTTCATCCTCCAAGAAGTACACAGGGTCAACGTCGTAATGTTCTTGTACCTGTTGGGCGATGAATTCGATGTTGCTGCACATGTCTGTGTACCTTCTTCCAGTTGGTACACGGCTATCGAACACCAGACCTTCAGCTAATCAACCAGAAAACACATCTACTGGTAACGGCTCGTCGATCTACTAAGTAGGCGATGCCAGCCATCCCACTCAAATACATCATCCTAGCAATCGCGGCTCTGAGTATTCTCGGAGGCGCGTACTTCGCTGTCCAGAGTTACAACAGCGCAATCGAGAAGGCTGTTACATTGCAGCAGGAGTTAGATGCAAAGGAAGCCGAACTTGAGGCAACGAGAACAACCTATGAATCAATCGTGGGAGGCATGGCAGATAACGAGAACGAGAGAGTGCGGATTGTTGAGCGCACCAATACCATTCGGGAGGAAGTCAGTGCCTATCCAATCACGACGCAATGTGTGGAGTCTCCTGCTATCCAGCATGTTCTTGGCCGCTTGCGGGACGACCAACAACCCCCCGAGGATTGAGTACCCTGCACCCTTGTTCCAATGCCTAGATGCGCCCGATGCTGCTAAGGTAGAGAATGACAGTCAGTTGGCCGTGTTCATCGCTGAGTTGTCGGGTGCGCACCGAGACTGCCAGAGTAGGCTGCGCAATCTCGAAACAGTGGTGAATCAAAAAGGAGGATGACTTTCAGTCATTCTGGTGTTCGATGTCCCGGTCTCTAAAACCGGAGACAAAAGCAATGAAACTTGAAATCAGACACCTCGCGCATTTCAACAATGAGTTGAAGCGCGACATACTCGCAGATGCCCTAGCAAGCCCTGTACGGATGCCAGACCAAGACTTGCTTATGCGAGTTATAGAGTACGGCAACACCTTCCTTGAGCGGCACAAGGGCGAGGCAGAGGACGCAGGCTGCATTATCTGGTTTGATGTACATTTTGGGGAGCCAGCAGTCATTGGGATGAGCTGGTCCTACAACCCAAACGCACCTTATGACGACCTCTACGGTGTCCCAGAGTTTTGGCGAATCTGGTCTGAAAACCGCAACCTGGCTGATGGCAAGTCCGTCTACACCTTGCAGCAGTGCCAGTCAGACATCGCGGACTACCAGATGCAACATTTGGTCAAGGGGTGAGCGATGTCATACGAACCAACCCCTGAACACCTCATCGAAGCCGCAATGTGTCTGTGGGAGGAAGTTACCCTGCACCGCAATACAGAGCCCTTTCTGAGGGCATTCGAGAACATCGGCACTGTTGAGTTACGCCATGCAGTTATGGCCCTTGCAGACCCTTGCTGCCGAGAGTGGAATGCACTCACTCAGGACGAGCAGGACAAGTTCGCTCCGTATGACTGGGAATGGTGTCCCTACTTCCTTAGGGAACGCTGCACTTGGACCCTGACTGGCCCAATCTACCAAACCAAATAGGGTGTAACCAAGGTTTAGTCTCCTTGTTGCACTCCAAAACTGTAGACCCCTGTTAGACCCTCGCTCGGCTAACAGGGGTTTCCTTTTGAGCCCTGTTTTTACCCTACCGACATAAGTACCGGTATGGTAATACAACGAAATAAAGCAGGCCATGAACTCTATCGTACATGGACCATGATGAAGCAGCGGTGCAACAATCCAAACGCGACAAGCGCACCTTGGTACCACGACATGGGCATCAAAGTATGCGAGCGCTGGCAACATGACTTTTGGGCATTCGTAGATGACATGGGTCCAAAGCCCCACCCTAGCTACACGCTGGACCGCATCAATAATGAGGGCGACTACGAACCCGCGAACTGCCGATGGGCAACACGTAGCGAACAGGTCCGCAACGCTCGCAGAGGACTAGGGTTGAAGCACAATAAGCCACGTGGCATCCGCACACTGCGCAAGCCTCTGCCGTTCAGAGGGAGGCAGGTAGCAATCTCGGACCTAGCTAGGGAATTAGGATTGGACGAGGCCGAGATAAGGTCCCGCGTCAGTATTGGATGGACCCTAGAGGAAGCTGTAACGATCCCTAAGGGCATGTGGCGCAGCGCATGGTATCGTGAGAACCCTCGCCCCAACGCATAAGCACTAGACACAAAAAAGCCCGCTGACATCACCAGCGGGCTTCTCTGTGGGTGGTAGGAAGCTATCAGCTGTCCTTGTTGGCCTCGTAAGCCTTACGCACTTCACCCGCGTCCTTGCCGAACTTCTTGTCCAGCAGCTCGTCTGCGCGTTCCTGTCCGTAGCGAGAAAGGTTCCGCCGATAAACCTTCCAAGGTTCAATCTCACGAGCAGTCTCCGAGGGAGCCCGCTTCGCAGTAAACGCTTCAACCTGCCCCAACGAAGCCGTGATTGCTGCATCCAACTCACCAGCAGCAACGGAAGCCCGTGCCTGTGTGTAGAAGTCTGCGAGACGTTCACGCGGTACGAAGAACTCCTCCTCGCCCTTGATCGACAGCTTGCGGGCACCGAGACGCAGGGTCGCTTTGCTGACCTTGTCCTTGGTGGAATACGCACCGCGCTTCGGGTTGTCCTCGCCTGCCTTAATAGCAGCGAGGGCCTTGTCGATGCTTTCGAGAACCTTTGCACGACGAGCGGGCATAACGTCCTTCTCGGGCTTCTTGTTGAACTCCTTGGCCAGCTTGTCGTCTGCGAGCTTGAGAAAATCGAGAGCCATAACGTGTACCTTCCTGTTGATCCAAAGTGCGATCTATTCGCCTGGAAACCAAAAGACATGACCTGGTTACATTGTAAAGCCTGAAAGTGAGTAAACGGGACATGGCCTGAATAAGTAGGGCTATGACACATGTATGGTACGAAGAAGCCCGCCGCCTGATTGGCACGAGAGAGATTAAAGGTCCGAAGCACAATCCCACGATCATGGGATGGGTCAAGAACCTAGGCAGCAAAGTCCTAGGTATTCAGGTAAAGGATGATGAGACGCCCTGGTGCGGCACGTATGTTGCCCACTGTATGAATGTTGCGGGCATTGCTGCTCCACCAGTTGCGGTAAGGGCCAAATCATGGGCAACATGGGGTTCAAACCTCCGCGCAACCCATCTGACCCCTGGAGCAGTGTTGGTGTTTGAACGCCCTGGTGGCGGGCATGTGGGCTTCTACGTAGCAGAGGATGAAGTTTGCTATCACGTGCTAGGCGGCAACCAATCCAACATGGTCAACATCACCCGCATCGAAAAGAGCCGCTGTGTGGCCCGTAGATGGCCCAAAGGTGTGAAGTGGAGCGGCGGCCCTGTGTGGGTTAAGAGCAATGGCACAATCAGCAGGGACGAAGCCTAAAAGAACAATTCCTTCACAGCTAGCGCAGCCAACATGCAAAGCATCAGCACACCATAAGTCAGAACGGTATAGTGCCAGATTTTGCCCAACAGTGTCTTGGGCATTTCACGCTCTTTCTGTGCATACTCATTTGCCGACCTAGTTTGCTGGATGAACTCATTGAACCGAGTAGTTTCATCCTTCACAGGTGAATCAGCCCATGACATTCCAACAATCCAGATGAGTCCGGTGACGATGATACCAAGACCCATCCAGCTGTTCTCGCTAGGCAGGCTTTCCTTGTAATGCCACCAGTCACGGATACCAGTGAGTATGTCTCCAATGAGAACATAACCCATGTAGATCGTGGCAGGGATGCTGGCTAGGAAGACCGGCCAAGCAATGAAGTAGAAGAGGATGACACGGAAGGTTTTGGCGATGCGCCATTGCCAGAGTTCCCACGTTGTCGCTTCGATACGCTGCATGATCGCCCCTGTGAATCCTAGAAGGCAATCATAGCAAAAAGGGCGGAGAATTCAATCTCCCGCCCTCTATGCAGCAAAATCTGGAAGCCTAAGCCAAGCTGAGCGCATTGCGCATCATGTTGTCAGTAACGCTGACATACTCCTGCGTGGTGGAAACGTTGCTGTGTCCAAGCACTTTGCTGATGATGAGAATGTTGACGCCGCGCTCCACCAGATTGCTCGCGAGTGTCCTGCGCCCTGAATAGGCACTCCCAAGCTGTCCTGCCTCGCGATACACCCTCCGCAAAGCATCGCTGATCCCTTGCGCACTAAAGGGCTGATGGCGCTGGTTCAAAAACACCACACCCTCACGCTCTCCCATGTGTGCAGCCAAGGCTTCAAGGACTTCTGCATCAACGGGCAAGCTACGTCCTGCCTTGCGCTTACTGTGACCCAAAGGAATGCGCAGTTCGTCACCCCTGAACCACTTACGCTCCAATCCTGCAATCTCCATGGGACGCAAACCTAGCCGCTGAGTGAGGAGCAACATGAGTCGGTACATCTGAGGATTCTGCATGTTCTCCGAGATGTAGGAATAAACCTCTGCAAACTCTTCATTGGTCTTGTTAGGCGCTCTCATCTTCAACACTCCTTACTTGCTAGATGTGAGTCGGTAAGGTCTGCTTTTGCTAAGAGCAACCGAAGATTAACCTGCTAAGTATGAGAACACATGGGAGACAGGCAGAATGAGCAGAGGCAACAGATTACATAGTTGGTTGAACTTCTCTCACGCATTGAAGACGGGACTGCTAGAGCTGCGCTATGGTTTCGCGGCAGATGTCCAAGACCCCGCACTAGCAAGCCAAAGCCCTCAGAGCATTATCAACCAGGCCAAAATGTATGACAACTTTGGAGAAGCAGCCCTCAATCCCAAACTAGCCAGACCACGCCTCCAGAAAGATGAGTTGGATGATGGTGACTAGAGCGGACATAATGATCCTTGAAGCAAGGTTGAGAGGTTTGGCCCGTCACATGAATGTGAAGGTGACGCATCAACCAAGACAGATGAATACCCAGTATGACAATCCAGTGCTGATTAACTGGGGGAGCAATGGCTTCTACGTTGATGCACAGGACTTAGAAGACTTGATGGACTTGTTGGACTCAGACCAACAGATAGACGCACCAACATTCCTCCAAGACTATTGGTGGCCATTCCTCAGGAAACATCAGAGCTATCTATGACACCGCTCCCAAAGACCCTCCACGTAATCTACAAAGGGACAAGCCCATACCAGGTTAGTTGTGTAATCAATACATTGAAGCAGCAGGAACGAGTTGGTATAGGAAACCCCCTGCCATTAGCCATGATAAGCTGGATAATCGCAACATGTCACAAAACTGAGTACGAGTTCACTGTGACGACAATCACCAGAGAAGAATACCAGGGTCCATACCAGCTGAGAGATGAAGATAACTTCCTCCACGTAATCTGGGTGGCATTCAGCAATCCCGTCATGGAACAAAGGTTCAAAGAAGTATTTGCTCCAAAGTATGATGACGACGATGGCTTCTAGGTTGGCATCAATTATAGTGACGCTAGCAGACTACACGAATGTAAGATCCACGAATGAACTAGCAGGTGCTTACATTAGTGGTTTGAATAAGACTCATTGGTTGAACAACTGGGTCAGGGACAGACGCAAAGAAGGTTACATCGTCGTAATCGAGGACTACAAACAACCAGATGTAAGGAAGGCGATGGTCCGTGTTAGTATGTATGACACTAGGATGCTCGTTTGGTTGAAGCTTACCATGCCAACCTGAGCATTAAGTGCCCTGACTAAATACGAACATGAAGATACAAATACCTAAACCAAAGCAGAAACTGAATCGCACACCAGAGCGAGCAGCATGGTTGAACATGCGTAGTAAGGTCAGAACTCCAGGTGCAACTGGTTATCGGCCCAACACGCCAATCGAACCAGAATGGGAGAAAGACTTCCATTCATTCCTCCGCGATGTTGGTTACAAACCCACACCTAAACATGTCCTGAAGATGATCGACCCTGAACTGGGTTTCGTCAGAGGTAATGTTGAGTGGTATGGCGGTAAGTTCACAAGGTACGTTCCAGCGATGACTCTCACCTACATGGGTGAAACTCTCACCTTCAAAGAATGGTCAGAGAGAACCGGTATTCGTGTATCGGCCCTCCAGAGAAGGTTTAAGTGTAAGTGGCCTATTGACCAGTTACTTGGTTATGCACCTAGACAGCGACCAAAGAAGTATCGGAGGTATCTAACCCATAATGGAGAGACATTGCCATTGCTTGAATGGAGTAAGAGAACCGGCATTGATAGGCTGGTACTCTATTGCAGACATTGCCATGGTTGGACTGATGCACAGGCACTTGGGTTTGAACCACCGCCAAGCCGTAAGCGTACAGGTAACAAATGACTGATTTCAAAAAAAGCACTTGTTGGTTCGCTTGCACTAGCCACTCTGACGTTACTCACAGCTTTGCTGCTTAATTTGTGGCTCTTCCGGTACCTTACATGAAGCCGCTTAACTCATACAAGAAGGAGAGTAAATTATGACAACACGACTATCTAAACCAAACATGAACGCGGCAATCCTCGCTGTTTCAAACGCGAACTATGACTTAATCCGCAGCCTGTACGATCTAATAACGAAAGAGGTGGAGATACAGAGGCGCTCATCAACATCAAATAACGGCACTGTCAAACTGGACGTAGGCTCAATGGATGGTCTGAAACTTGCGTTCGAAGTAGCCGCATACCTCCACCCTTCCGTTGAAGGATCATGGCCCAACTACACGCTTCTTTTCGACAATCGAAGTGCGTAATGATTGAAGACCTCCAGAAAGCCTTCGAAGAGGAACGAGCCCGCTTTGCTGCATGGATAAGGAATGATCTCATCGAGAGAGCGGTTGCTCTACAAAACCCTCCATCCATTGAAGACATCTACCACAGTGCAGATGAGCAGGAAAATGAAGTTATCAATTCAAGTTACCACCAGTATCTGAATCTACCAGAGAGTACGCCACAAGCGATGTGCTTTGTAGCTGTCAAAGACATTTGGAAGAAGGCAATGATTCTACACATAGCAGAGACTGAAGGGTTAGATGCCGCGATGTTGTGGAAGTTACAACAAGAGTAGGGTTTATCCATCCCGAGGGGATTTCTAAATAATTTAGATGACCCAAATTGATTGAGAGAGTGATTGAGTATTATGGCACAGCGCAAAGCGGAACCACTAACGAAAGGTCAGAAGTCTAGTCTGATCCAGAAGGCTGCTGACCATAAGCGGCTCAAGATGCTGGCAGAGGAAGCATCCAAGAACCTCAAGCTTACTGATCGCTGGCGGAAGCTTACCGAAGAGCACAAGGAAATCGTTCTCTATCGTTTGTTTGGTGGAGAAACCATCTCAGCAGCATGTCGCCAGATGGGAATTGATGTGGCGCTCATAAACCAAGCTGCTTACTACGATGAAGAGTTTGGAACCAGACTGGCAATCGCTCGTGCAAATGGTCAGGCAACCAGAATCGAGCGTCTAGATGAGATACCTTACGACAACACTCTGAGTGATGCACGAGCAAAGCTGCTCAGCGATAACCTGAAGTGGGTCGCATCCAGAGCAGACAGAAAGAACTGGGGTGAGAAACTAGACATCACGGGTAAGGTCGAGTCCACGATGGAAATGCCTGATTGGATGTTCGGCAAGATTGTTGAGGCAGAAGCCCTACCTAAGCCTGATCCTGAGTCTGAACCAGAAGACTCTGAGTAAGTTCGAACTTCTCGATTACCCTTAGGCTCATCTTACAGTAGAGCGTGGTATCGCCATGGGTTGAGCTGCATTGCAACCTTAGGCGTTCAATCCGCTCTAAGTCCCCTATGAGTCTATCCCAATCATCCATGAGCCATACCTCCGCCCGTCTGCATAACAATCTATGCGATAGAATCAAGAACTCTAGGTATGGTGTGGGAAGCCTATCCAGACCCTGTTTCGCTGCCCGCTAAGGGGTCAATAAGGGCAAGGCCTATCTACCATGCCACCAGAGTGCGAAGAGCAGTTCATCTACCGTGCTGACATGTTTTAGAGGATCGCTCACATCGTCAGCTTTCTGCGAATAGTTCTTAGAACACTGGTCCATAGATGCTCTGTGCTGGCGCATGTCTACCGGACGTACCATAGGTAGTCTGAAACTTTTGCTATCATGTAGGGCTAGATCATTACAGTAGCTGAACTGTTAGAGCGGGTCTTGAATCAAACGTCGCTCGGCTCGTCAGTCTAGATGCGAATGGTTCTTAGAGTGTTGTCACTCGGCTCGAAAGCTGGAGGTCACACCTCCACATCTAATGTCTAACGCCTAGAAAGAGCAAAGCGACCAGAAAAGTACCAGCAGTGCGATTCTCAGACAATCTTTTGGAGGTGTTGCTCTAGAGTGGCACCTATCGGCCTCTAGGCATCAGGTCGCTCTATCACTCTACCCATGTAACATCAAAAAGAGCAAAAGCGACTGGTATCTACACGACTCGTCGCATTTCTAGGTCTGCTTAATGTATCATAACAAGACCTACAGTGGTTGACGGCTTGGCAGTAGATGCTACCGTATCAATTGTAGAAGTGTGAGTAGATGACAAGGGTGTGAGTGGTACTGCTCAGAGGATGGCAACCAGATTCAGACCAGGTGTCAACCAGATACCGTGTCAACCGGAAAGAAAGAAAGAGATTGGTTGACGGATCGGATTGATGAAGGAGGGGGTACCCCTACCTCTACAGCCCTAGGGGCTCGCCCATGGCCAGAATCACCTATCAAATTTCGAGTTCTGATTTCGAGTTATTTCAAACCCTGCTGTGTAAGCTTGCGCAGCGATGCTTCTATCAATTCGCCCACCTTTAGCAGAGCCCACGTTATCAGACCCCACACCGCGCCAACTGCTACCCAGAATGGCATGTGGGTTTGATCCATAATCGTAAAGAGTGGATTAGTGAAAGCGAAATACACCGCGTACATCAACCACAATACCAGGGGTATGATGCCTGCCCATACCCAAACCACGGTAACCATTGCCGTAGCAGTATAGAGAAATACTAACACTCGTTCTTTCATAACTTGTTCCTCTTGACCCCGTAAAACGCTCAACCATGCCCTTGCAGTATGGCCAAGCACCTTGCCCCTTACAGCTCTGATTCAAAGTCCGCACTGACACCTGCGCTGTAGGTGATCGTATCGTCCTTCGTACTAAGCACAATCAACAGGCCATTTACGTTCCAGCGGTACAAGAACCACTTAGGCGCAACTGCCTCATTGATGCCACACTCTATGCGCGACCCAAAGCAAGCTGGTACGAATGAATCCTCCACCACTCGTGGCGTACCGTACTTCATTGTCAGTAGGTCGATGAGTTCCTGCGTCTCACAGTTATTGTGGATCGTTACGTGGTTCAGTCGCTGAACCTTGTCTTCCTTGTAGAAGGTTAGTTTCGCTCTACCTTCGCATGAAGCACTGATTACCACCTTCTCTGGCAAGTATCTGTGGCGACCCTCTCCAATTGTGCCAATACCTTCCTCGCCAAGCTTAGGCTTGCGGATTGCGTACATGGCAGCAACCTCAGCTTCGCTCATACCTGCTTGTAGGTCTCTGAAGAGCGTAACGGGTTCTTCTGCTCTTGCTCCTGTACTCATTCCCAGTAGCGCAAACGCTGCAATTCCACTTAATACCTTCATGTCTTCCTCCTAAAGCATCTGCATAATGCCATACCTGCATTTAGTCTACCTTAAGTCAATTTGCTTAAATACTGGATGGAGAAACCTAGATTCAATCCCAATCCAATGCAGGTCGAACTTATGCGACTTGCTTGGAACGAACCCAACATTGACAACATACTTCTATACGGTGGTAGCCGTGGAGGTAAGTCCGCTGGGTTGATGTCACTTGTTATCGCTCGCGCACTCGCTGCACCAAAGACCAAACACGCGGTCTTTCGTCTTACCCTTACATCTTGCAATCGGCAGCTTGGTCCCGCTCGTGGTACTTTCCCTGACATCATGGAAATGCTCTATCCAGGGTACATGCAGAGGCCAGATGTCACCCTTGCTAAATCTGAGTCTATCTTCACCTTCCACAATGGTTCGGAGATACTTTTCGAAGGGCTTGATCCTAGCCGCATTGATAAGGTCCTAGGTGCGCAGTACGCTACCGCGTGGGTCAATGAATGTAATGAAATCTCTGATTATGAAGGGGTAATTCTACAGCTTGCCAGCCGTATGGCCGACAGCAAGCCGATTATGAACCGTGGTAAGAAGGTCATGGGGGAGGATGGTAAGCCCGTCATGCTTCGTCCGCTTATGCTCTTCGACTGCAATCCTAACGTCAAGGATGACTGGGAGTACAAACTCTTCCAGTTGAAGCAGGACCCACTTTCCAACCAACCTCTGGATGATGCAGACAATTATGCCAGTCTGCTCGTTCCACCACATGACAATGCTGCTAATCAGGCCCTTGGTTATGCTGATGCACTGAAACGACGTTACAAACATTCGCCTAAGATGATGGCGCGTTTCGTTGAGGGTATGTGGTCCGACAACAATCCATCAGCACTCTTCCGCCGTGACATGTTCAAATACCGCGATGCTCCTGAATCCTTGCTGCGCATTGTTGTTGGTGTCGATCCCGCGGGTTCTAGTGGCAACGGGTCAGACTACACTGGTATCGTCGTTGTGGGGCTTGATCGCGAAGGTAACGCCTATGTTCTTGAGGATGCCAGCATCAAAGGCACTCCGGAGCAGTGGGCAGCAGAAACTAAGCGAATGTTTGACGAGTGGGAAGCGGACCTCATCGTAGCTGAACGCAACTATGGGGGTGAAATGGTGGAACACACCATTCGTTCTGCCCACCGCAATCTACCAGTGAAGACTGTCACGGCGAGTAGGAGCAAGATTGTTCGTGCTGAGCCTGTTTCCATCGAATACCACAAAGGCCGCGTCTTCCACACAATGCCCTTCAAGGAGTTGGAGGAGCAAATGTGCGACTATACTCCTGCGACAAAGAAATCACCGGATAGAATGGACGCGCTCGTTTGGGCACTAACTGAATTGCTCAAACTAAACACGAGCAACCTTGGGACTGTAACGGTCAAGCACGGCACCGGGGTCTGGCGGTAGAGTAAACTAAATACCTGAGTTCTTCTCCAACTCAGGGGCCACATGACTAACATTAACTCACCTACACCCGTTATTGCTGCTGAGCATGAACGTTGGAGAAGCAACCGCGATGCGGTAAAGGGCAAGTATGCTGTCAAAGCAGCGGGCGAACGCTACCTTCCGAAGCCGCGTAGCGACATGACCCTTGCACAATACCATTCCTATTCGCAGCATGTCAGCTTCTATCCAGCTGTAAGCCGTACTGTTGATGGTATTGTGGGATTGATGCTCCGTAAGGTGCCAGCTCTTGAAGCGACTGGTATTCTTGAGGAAGTGAAAGGCACAATCACCCGTGATGGCCGCTCTGTCGATGAGTTGGCTCGCGATGTCGTTCGCGAAACCCTTATAACCAATTTCACGGGCTTGCTGGTGGACTTGCCAGTTGGACGCGCTTCAACAGCCGCAGAAGCCCTAGAGAACAACCTACGGCCCTTTGTAGGGGTCTATCCAGCCGAGAGCATCCTAGAGGTGCAGGCAGGGGTTGTACGCGGGCAGAGAGTGCCGGTTCGGGTCCGCTTGCTGGAGAACGGCGGAAACCAAGTGCGCGAACTGCGCTTGAACGATCGTATGCAGTACGAAGTGGTCCTTCACACCCGTGATACGGACTTTGGCGAGTTTGCTGCCCTGGCACCAATCGTGCCTACCCTCGATGGTCAGCCACTCAACGCCATTCCGTTCGTACTTGTCAGCACTGAGGCCGGATTTGATCCCAAGCCTGCCCAGCTGGACCATGCTGTAAACCTCAATTTCGACCACTACCGCACACAGGGCCTTCTTGCCACGGTACACCTGCACCAGAGCAGCCCGATGCTTGTCGCAACTGGTGTTGGAAACGCTGAAGAGCAGCAACGCATCTCAATCGCTCCAGGGCAAATCATGTGCTTGGAGAATCCTGAGGCCAAGGTGTTCTACGTTGAACCGGCCGGCGATGGCATCCCATCCCTAGAGCGTGAACTTGAGCGCATAGAAGACAAGCTAGCTGTCGTCGGTGCGCGCATCCTTGCCCGCCAAAAGAAGGTTGCAGAAGCTGCCGAGACGGAAGCACTGCGCCAGGGCGCTGAAAATGCCACACTGGCAACTGTTGCCAACGCAATCAGCCGCCGCATGGAAGCTGCGCTGAACATTGTTAGTGCTTGGATGCAGGCCGGACCGGTTCAATTCCAACTGAATACTGACTACCTGCCCATGAAAATGGATGCATCTGAGGTCAAAGTCCTACTCGAAATGCGCATGGCTGACGAGTTGGACGAGGAAACATTCTTCCTCGCCCTGCGTGACCGTGGTGTACTGAACGAGACACTGACTATTGCAGAGTTCCGCGCTCGCAAAGCTAGAAGCCCTGCGCCAGCACAGCCAGTTGCATCTACGAATAATGACGGACTGACGGTCTAATCGTTACGGTTTTCCAATGCCCTATCTGTACGCTATTGGATGGACAGCTCTAGACAAGTGGTATCTCGGTTGCCGCTATGCCCCACACAGTGACCCAAGTGACTTGTGGGTATCCTATTTCACCAGCAGCAAAGTGGTTGCTGAGTACCGCAAGTTGTATGGCGACCCAGACCACAAGGAAATCCTAGCAACTGGCACGCGGGAAGAAATACTAGGTGCTGAGCAAAGCTACCTTGCCGAATGGAACCTCCACAAAGACCCGCGCTGGTTAAATCAGTCCATTGGAGGTGAGCGCTTTTACAGCACCGGCCCGCTAGACCCCGCAATGGTTGAGCGCAGGGCAAAATCTCTCAGAGGTCAGAAGCGTACTGACGAGCAGCGCGCACGCATGAGCAAAGCGGCTGAAGGCCGTGCGCCATACAATAAGGGGCGCAACATCACGGAGAAGCACAGACAAGCTCTCATTGGGATAAAGCGCAAGCCGCGTCCCCCACACTCTTCAGAGACTAGAGCCAAATTGAGTGCAGCGCGCCGCGCTCGCGAAGCAGCCCGACGCGACAATCCCCAGACCGACTAAATAGACGGTCATTGGTGATGCCAGTGGCAATTCGCTCCTAGGGAGCAACCACTAACGGCTAAGGGCCAAAGGGGATTACATGTCAGAAGAAAATACCGAAACCGTGACAACGGCGACCGCTGATGATTCAGGTCTAAAGAAAAAGAACTCAGACCTTCTCGCGAAACTCAAGAAAGCACAGGCTGACCTAGCTGCACTCCAAGAAGCGAGTGAATCAGCACAGGAAGAGGCTGAACGCGCCACAGGTGATCTAGCTGCGCTGGAAAAGCGCCTTAACGACAAATACCAAAAGATGATTGATGCTGAAAAGGCTCGCGCTGACGCTGCTGAAGCAGACTTGCGCACCATCCGAGTGGACAATGCAATCTCGCAAGCACTCAGCAAGGGCAACGTCGTACCTGACGCAGTAGATGCGCTGGCTGCTTTGTTCAAAGCACAAGCCGTCTACGAAGATGGACAAGCCACCATCAACGGCAAAGCCATTGATGATGCAATCAGCCTCCACCTGAATAGCAAAGCTGGTGCAGTTTTCCGCCGTGCTGCGGACAACACTGGCGCTGGTGCTGCTGGTAGCGAAGGCACCAAGGCTGCAACCTTCACTAGAGAAGACATCCTAGGCGCTAAGTCTACAGAGTTTGCTCAGCTTGCTGCAAGCAATCCAACAGAAGCAAACGCAATTCTAGACCAAGTAGGTCTATCACAACTGAAAGTCTAAGTAGTTTGGTGGTGTAGGTTCTTCCTACACCACCAAAAGTAAGCCGAGTACAGGTTAGACTAAATAACCGTGCCAGCACTGGTCGCTGGCCCGGCTCCGACTGTGAGTCGCGATGTTCACAGATGATCGGAGTCACTAAAAATGGCCATTACCAATACTCGTATTACGGACCTGGTTCCTAGCGAAAAGCTGCTTGGCAATACTGTCAACATGCTTCTTCGTACTGAGAATGAACTAGCCCGCGCTGGCATCCTTGCCAATTCGCCTGAGATTGACGCCGCTGCTTCGGCAATGGGTCCTCGCAAGGCTTTCATTCCATTCCTCAACCCTCTTGACGCTACTGTTGTCAACTACAGCACCGACGACATCACTGATGCTGGTGACGTTGGCAAGCTAACTGCCGACGAGTTCTGCGCCGTTCGCCATGACGTAAACTACGCATGGGGTACTTCAGACCTGACCCGTATGGTCACTCAGTACGAAGCAATGGGCGGCATTTCAGCTGGCCTTGCAGACTACTGGATGAAGATTCTCAAGCGTCAGGCTGAGAACGCTCTTCTAGCTGCTGGTTCGAAGTTCACCTTCGGCGCTGGTACCGACGCTTTCTCGTTGGAACTGCTCATTGACGCAGCCGCAACCAAGGGAATCTACGCAGACCGCCTAACCGCAATCGTGGTTTCGCCGCTAACCTACGCCAAGATGCAGAAGATGAACGCAGGTAACAACTTCGTTCCAGCTTCGGCAACTGACCTAGGCTTTGCACAGTTTGCTGGCTTCAACGTAATCAAGTCTGCCCGCGTTGGTAACACCGATTCTATCCTAGTCGGTACTGGTGCTCTTGCAGTTGGTTACGGTACTGTTCCGGTTCCAATCGAAATCGAGCGCGTTGCAAACGGCGGTAACGGTGGTGGTGGTGACATTCTCCACTCGCGTCAGAGCCTAATCGTTCACCCACAGGGTCTGAGCTATGGTGCACTGTCGGGCAATCCTGAACTGATGGACGACATTGCAGACGGTTCGCTTTGGACTGTTGCTGTTCCAGACGAGCAGGTTGCTGTCGTCAACGTACAACACACCGCCTAAGCAATTAGACGACTAGAAGGCCTCGCTCTCCAAAGGGAGCGGGGCTTTCCCGTGAGTCAATAACTAGAAAGCCAACAACTATTAAATAGTTGATGGAGAACGCGCCTTGCACACAGGGGAGATAAGTAGCTGATGGCAATTCCAACTATTCAAGCGGCAGACGCCTTCCACACACTCAGAGCCAATACGGCTTGGGAATTGTTGGATACGGATGAAAAGACCGCCGCGCTTTGGAGAGCAGATGACTACCTGTCTGCGTTCTACCAGTTTGTTGATTATTCGAACGAAGATGCCGCGACCATCCTGAGCAACAATGCTCTGCTTGATACCGCAAAGATCATCCTAGCATTGGAATTCCGCACTGCTCAAAGCGTGACCGCTAAGAGCAACATAACGAAAGAGCGCAAGCGCGTTGAAGGCGTGATCGACAAAGAATTCCAGTATGGTGAAGCACCTTCCGATCCATACCCCCAAGTGACTGCGATGTTGCGCCCAATCCTAAAACGTGGCCGCTCTAGTCCTTTCGCGGTCCTTAACATTGAGAGGTAACTGACATGGCTAGAAAGAAAAAAGAAGTACACACCGGAAAGCTAGCAATTCGTCATAAGGTGAATGGGTTCTCGACTATCATTCCTGCTGACCAGTTTATGGCTCACGATGAAAACTTCCGAGATGATTGGGACGTTCTAAACGAGTTTCCTGAGCAAGAGCAGTTCGAAGATGAAGCTGATGAAGCCTATGATGAGGCAGAGGCTTACATTTCAGATGATGATAAACAGGACCCAGTTACCTAATGAGTGACGCCCTAGAAGCCATCGTAGATTTTGATGAAGCGGTAGAGGAATACGGGCAAACTGTAACCCTTGAGCGTTCAAGTGCGACCGCAAACAAGCGGACTGGTACCGTAAGCGGTGCAGTCACCTCTACCAGCTTCAAGGCTCTAACCTCCAAGCCTGTGGTTGTAGAATCAGAAGGTACCCTGACCTACAGCGCAACTGAGTTGAAAGCCCGCCCTACGGTAGAGCCAAAGATTGGCGACATCATCTTGATGGCTGGTAAGCGGCTTCGCGTCACTGGTGTGCAGTCCTTCACGCTTCAAGGTTTGACAATCTATTACAAGCTGCTCTTAGGCCCACAATAATGGCCGGTATCAGGAACCTTCGTGGCATCCAGCGCCAACTCACGAAGGACATTCCGGATCAAATCCGTGAAGTGGTACAAGAGCGCACCCGCAAGCTAGCTAGCGACATTCTAGTAGGAGTCGTGGATGCAACGCCAGAGGACACAAGCCATGCAGTAGCAAACTGGCAAGTCGGCATTGGTGACGTACCACAGGGCATTCTAGAAGGCACTGATCCCGATGGTTCCAGTGCAAAAGCAAGCGGTATTGCAGCAATCACAAATGCACCTTTTGGTGCACCTATAAACATCGTCAACAATGTCGAATACATGAAATTCCTACTTGCTGGCTCCAGCACGCAAGCACCTGCTGACTTTGTAAATAAGGAAGTAGACAAGGCCGTGAGGAGAAACAGTAAGTGAGCATCCTAGCAGATAGAACAGCCCTTACCACTCGCTTTGCGGACATGTGGGAAGCTGACCACCCAACTATTCCCTACTTCGTTGAAAACTTCCCAATGGAAGACAAGCCCGAAGGTACGTTTGCTCGCTTCATGGTTGACCCTAACGAAGTCTATCACCGCGCAGGTGGTTCCGATGATCCGTTGATTGGCCGTTCAGGTAGGGTAATCATTCAAATCTGTGTTCCCGCTGATACAGGAACACAGTTGGTTTGGAACCTAGCAGACTACGCTCATTCGGTATTCCACATGTGGAGAACCGATGATGGTGCGCTTCGCTGCTCCGATACAGAGATAACAAGACGCGATCCTGTTAGCGCAGACCCTTACTACATCGTCAAGCTAAGTACGGCTTATACATCACTCAAGCGCGGCTGACCCCCTTTATCACACTAAATAGACGCGGAGCCCATGCGGCTCTGTAGTCCATTGGATTTTTGAAGGAGCCGCACATGGCCATTAACACTGGTGATACCAGAATTGCAGTAGTAGCCGAGGTAACCCCAGGTGTTACTCCAGCAACTCCTGTTTTCTCAATGCTCGATTATCTACCAGGCTCAGCTGTTCGTGAAGCTGCTGACACTGGTAACCTGAATACCCGCAAAGCTAACCGCTCGTCTTCAGGACAGTACCTATCAGCCCGCCGCGCAGAAGGTCAGCTAGACGTTGAATTCAAGCGCGATGCAGCAATTGAATTGCTTCTAGAGTCTGCACTTGGTGGAACATGGACAAGCAACGTCCTCAAGGGTGGAACCGGCCTCAAGAGCCTAACCGTTGAAGAAACCTTCTACGATGCAGGCACTCCGCAATTCCGCCGCTCAACTGGTTGTATGGTTGACTTCTCACTTGAAGCTGAATTCAACGGTCCAGCACAGGCCACCTTCCAAGTTATCGGCCTTGCCGTTTCCTACCCTGGCGCTATCGTAGCTGGTGCTACCTACACTCCATCTTCTTCAAAGCCTGTTATTATGGGCGAGAAGATCACCAACGTAACCGTTGGCTCGCTAACTGGCATCATCCCAACTGGTATTTCCCTGAGTGTTGCTCACGAGCGTGAAGCAAAGCAAGGCTTCGGCACACTTGCTGCAAGCTTCATCGGTACTGGTCGTCGTACTGTAGAGGGAATGATCCGTTTCCTTGCAAGCGACCTTCAAGGTATTGCTCTCGGCGGAACAACCGTTGCAATCAGCTTCACGATGGAAACTGGTGTAAATGGTTACAGCTTCAGCATCCCAAGCGCATCCATCGGTATGCCTTCGGATAGCGAAGATGGAACTGCACTAGAAATTGAAATTCCATTCGTTGCAGACTTCAACGTTGCTCAGTCATCTGACATTGTTGTAACCCGCCTGGCTTAATTCTTAGGAATTTAGACTGGTAACTAGATGGGGTTGGTTCTCGGGTTCCAACCCCATCGCCCTGAATACTGTTTTTCTGAGTGGCTAAATAAGTGCGCAGTCAAGGAGACTGTGCCTAACCCGAGGTTGATAAATGACTTTCAATTTTAAGACAGCGCCAGCGCGCAACCCAACTGCTTCTATCGAAGTTTACAACAATGACGGTGACTTCTTCGGTAAGTTCACGGTACGTGAGCAAAGCCAGTACAGCCCGCTCTTCCTCAAGCGTCTACAGGATGCTCGTAAGACCCTTTCGCCATCTGAGCGCAAGCGCGTTGAGTCTCCAAAGACAGAAGACGACATTCTTCTAGGTCGTCTCATCATCATCAAGAACTTTGTAGACCACTACCTAGTGGATTGCGAAATCCCAAGTGATGGTGACGAAGTTTACACCAGCAAAGATGCTGCAATGGCCTACCTCTCTGAACCAGATAACTTCTGGATTTTCATTGAAGTTGATGGCTTCGCAAGCGAGCAAGGCAACTTCCGCAAAGAGGCAGTTGAAGAGTCAAAAAACGACTAATCGCTAGGCTTGAATGGGCGCTTTCGAGGGAGGCAGCAGAACTGCAAAACCTCGAAAGTCGCGCCAGCAATCACCCTGGCGCAAAGGCAATGTTGGAAGCAGCGCGAGAACGCATTCCAGAGATCACAATTGATGAAACATTTTGGTGGCACACCTACCAAATCCTTCATCGAAGTAGACCAGTTGGAATGGGAGTTTCACCCATACCTTACGAAGCGATAAGCAATTACGCTCTAAGGTATCAAATAGAGGGTGAGGACTTCGAAGAGCTTCTACATGTTATCGTCGCAATGGACGATGTGCAGATGAAGATTGAACAAGCGAAGCAGCCTAAGCAGAAATAAAATTGATCCCCAGGGGGTACTAAATAGGTAGTCGCTTCCTGGGGAGTTTCTATGAGTGAAAATACAGTCCGAGTCGTAGTTGACCCCAGTGAAGCGAAGCGCGGGGCGGCTCAAAGTGAGCAAGCCCTAAGACGCCTCAGCAATACCATTGGCGATGTTGATAACCGCTTGCGTGGTTTAGATCGAAGCATTGCTGGTGTAGGTAAAGCATCCACTACCGCAGACCGTGCTTTCGTTCGTACAGGTGCGAGCGCCCGTCAAATGGCTGCTGGCCTAGCCGCTGCAAACGACAATGCGGTAAAAGCCAACGGATCCCTTCTAGCAATGGCTAAATCAGCTGGCCGTGCTGCTATTGCAGTCACAGGGCTAGCGTTGCTTGCTGGGGGCATCTCAGGGCTCGCTGTGGCGTTTACGAACGCAGCTGACGCGATGAGCAACATGGAAGCCAAGCTGCGCATTGCAGTTGGTTCACAGGCCGCTCTTGCTGGTGCGATGAAGGAAGTCCGTTCAATTGCGGATAGTACTCGTTCAGGCCTCACTGAGATCGGTACGCTCTACGCAAAGATGGCGACCAACTCAAAGACGCTAGGTATCTCTCAGGCGCAGGTTGGAACAGCGACTAAGTCGTTTGCGATGATCCTCAAGGTTGGAGGTGCAACAGCCCAAGAAGCTGCATCGTCCATCCTCCAGTTAGGTCAGGCAATGGGCTCAGGCGTTCTGAACGGTGACGAGTTCAAGAGCCTAGCTGAAAACTCGTCCTTCTTCCTAGACGTACTTTCCAAGAGCATGGGTGTTGCTCGTGGCGAACTCAAGAAGCTTGGAAGCGAAGGCAAGATCACCGGAAAGGAAATAGCCAAGGCGCTTACCGACCCTGCAATCATCAAGGAAGTTGAAGCCAAGTTTGGCATGATCCCTGTCACCTTTGCGGACTTCCGGACTGCGTTCGCCAACGCAGGTATGGGATGGGCCGCAGCCATCATGGCGGGCTTTGGTGTAAATGACAGCTTCGCAGTTATCCTTGCTCGGTTCCAGAAGTTCGCTCTCGACATAGAGCCTGTCCTCACGAACTTTGCAGCGAAGGTGAAAGAAGCCTTTGCAGTTGTACAGCCTGCCCTAGCAGCCGTTGCTGGTGTCGTAGGCCCGATCCTAGGTGCTTTGGTCAACAACCTCGACTTGGTTGCTCGCGCAGCAATGGTAGCGGGTGCAGGCTTCCTCACCTTCAAGGCTGCGACCGCCGCAACCAGCATTGCGTCCACTGTTGGACAGGTAATCGCACTTGAAAAGGCAATGGGCGCTACCAGCGTGATTAGCGCAGTCTTTAGCGCGTCAATGAAGTTCGCACAGGGCGCAGTCAATGGACTGACTGCCTCGCTCTTGCTCAACCCATTCGTCGCAGTCGCGGTAGCTGTAGCTGCCGTTGGTGTTGCCCTCTACCAGTTCAGTGATCGCATCCAGATTGGTACCAAGGGGCTAGGTACCTTAGCTGACATGGGCCACGTAGTTTGGGGAGACATCAAGGCTGGACTTGCTGGAGTGAGCCAGTTCTTCAGCGATGTATGGGGCTCCATTACATCAATGGCAACCGGTGCTTGGAATTGGATTAAGGGCATCTTCTCGCCACTTGCTCAGTTCTTTGAAACTGTAACTTCTCCAATCGTTGGCATCTTTGAATTCATGTACGGTGGCATTGGCTTCTCGTTCATGGGTCTGTTGAAGCTGATTGCGCGAGGCATGGACGTTTGGATTAACCTGTTCATCAATGGCGCAAAGATCATTGGTAACGCCTTTAAAAACATTCCTGCAATCGTAGGCTCTGCCGTAACTGGTGCTGCAAACTGGGTAATCGGTGGCATTGAAAGCATGATTAATCGTGCGATCAGTGGAATCAACCAGCTTATCAGCCTAGCTAACAACATTCCGATGGTTGATCTACCTACACTTGGTAATGTTTCAATCGGAAGAATAAGCGGACCTGCAAACCCAGGGCTAGGATCGCTCACTGAGGGCGTTGGCTATAACCGCTACGTCGAGGGTTATGTAGACAGCGTTGGTACCCGTTCTGACGCAAGAGCGGCACGCCGTGGTGCTGGTGGTGCTTCTACCAATGCAGCAAACAACCCTTCACAAGATACCGGCACTCCTACTCCAGCTGGTGCAGGTGGTGGCACTGGTAAGAAGGACACTTCATCCAAGGGTGAGGACGCGCTCAAGAAGTATGATGAATTCCTGCAAAAGATGCGGGATGAAATCAAGATGGCTGGAATGTTGAAGCATGAAGCTGAAGTCTACAATGCGCAGCTAGAAGCCAAGAACATCCTAGGTGAGAAGTACACAGAGGTTCAAGCTGCCGAGGTAGCAAGCTTGATGCAACAGAAGCGTCTGCAAGAGAGCCTAGGTACAATCAAGCAATCCATCTTCGAAGCTGAAAACCAGTCGAAGATTAATCAGATGAAGCGACTCGGTCTTACCGAGGAAGAAGCTGCCGTTGAAGAGCAGCTAGCCAAGTATCGCCTAGATGCTCTGAACAAGGGCCTGACGATTGCTGACATTACCAGCGAAACTTGGAAGCTTGAAGAAGATCGTCTGCGCACCATCCTCCTACAGAACGCTGCCTTTGATGCACAGAATGCGAAAGTGGAGGCCTTGCAGAAGAAGGGCAAAGACCTAATCGCAGATTACAGCAGAGCCGTTGATCCTCGTGCCGCTGCAAGGCAGGACTTTGAAGATCGCAACTCAGCTATTCGTGCAGCAGCAGGAAGCCGCCCAAGCGATGTAAGCCCTGAGGAATGGACACGCCGAGTTAATCAGGCCCTAGAGCGTTCAGGTGCAGAACTTGAGAAAGACCTCAAGGAAGTAAGCCAAAAGTTCCGTGACGAACTGATGTCTGGCATCAACGAGGTATCGGGAGCCCTGACCGACCTACTAGGCGATAAGCTTGGTGGAGCAATTTCTAGCTTGATTAGCGTATTTGATGCAATCGCATCAGGTACCAATGCTCGTCAAACTCCAATCCAACGTCTGTTTGGTGGTTTTGAAGACCTCACAGGAACGATCGGTGACAAACTAGGCGACGTTGGAAAACTATTTGGCAAGGGCGGTGAGTTCTTCAAAGGACTTTCAAGTGCGCTAGGAAGCCTAGGCGCAGGTGCGACTATAGGTGCCGGTGTTGCTGGCGTAGGTAAGCAACTTTGGGGCAAGTTCTCCAACACAGGCTCACAGCTAGGCGGAGCAGCAGGTATGCTCATCGGCGGTCCAATCGGATCGGTGATTGGTTCGGTCCTCGGCGGTGTTGTTGGTGGCCTTGTTAAGAAGAGCAAGCGCGGAAGCCAGAGCTTCAAGTTTGATGATGAAGGTCAGCTAGTTGCAGGCACCCTGCGTGGTAACTCCAACAAGTTCAAGCAAGCCGCTGCTGGTGCTGGTAACAGTGTCATCAGCCAGCTCAACGGCATCGCACAGGCGCTTGGTGCAGACTTCCAGGCCATTAACATGGCCAGCATTGGTGTGCGCGATGGCAAATGGCGCGTTGACCCAACAGGCAATGGAGTCACCAAGGTTAAGAACGGAGCGATAGACTTCGGCAAGAACGGTGAAGCTGAGGCAATCGCCTACGTTATTCAGGACGCGCTTAAGAAGGGCATCCTAACCGGAATGTCTGCTTTCTCAGATCGCATAATCAGGGGCGCAACCACTGGCAACCTAGACGCACAGGTTAAGCTGGCAGCTAGGTACGAAAGCATCCTGCGCGAACTGACCATGATTGATGATCCGCTAATGGGACCAGTGAAGCTACTCAACGAAGAGTTTGATAAGCTGCGCCAGCAGATGATTAAAGCTGGAGCAACCACCGCTGAACTAGCCAACGTGGACCGCTACTATCAGGAGCAACGCAAGAAGCTTCTAGATGATTCCTTGTCCCAGTTGCTAGACTTCCAGGACAAGCTGAACGGCCCAGGTAGCGGTGTTACCTCAGTTAACCGTCTGAACAAGATGCTGCAAGAATTGACTTCCTTCGAAAATGACATCGCAGCAGGTAAGTCGATTGACCAAAGCAAGTTCACTGAACTTGGCAGCAACATCTTCGACCTAGCGCGTGATCTGTATGGTACCGCAACATCGGAATTCCAATCCATCCGTAGCCGACTATCGGCAGCAAACGGTGGTGCGATAACCAATGTGGAAGAAGCCATCAACACGCAACAGCCGGTGGTAGATGCAATCGTCAATAACAACCAGTACCTAATTCAAGGTAACGAGTTGCTAGCAACAAACAACGACTACCTCCGCCAGATTGCTGAATCACTTGCATTGAACCAAGGCGGTGGCGGAGTAGTTGGTGGTTTCAACTACGGCGGCAGAAACGTTGAAAACCTCTAAAATAAGTACCGTGGAGGTATAAAATGGCATTTGATCCGACCCGAGCATCGTTCGCACAGAGAGACTACTCTTACGCTGAATTAAGCGACAGCTTAGTTCAAACGCGCCAGCCGCTTGCGCGTACGATAGAGTTGACAACCAACGCTAGTACGGCAGCAACCAACGCGCTTGCAACTGAACTGCTAGCCGACAACTCAGGCTTACCTAGAATCTTCAGCTTTCAAGTTGATGGTGTCTCGGCTTGCGACCCTACTCAATTCGCAGGTTCACCCCTTAGGTATACGCAAGACTTTGAGGGCTACACTCCTACTGGTGGTCTAACGGGAAGAGTCATTGATGTAACAATTGACTACAATTCGATGACTACCGAGATAGTCACCAAGGGAGCGATCTAATGTCTGAGTCTGTCTTTATCGAGCCCTTAAAGCCAACCATTGCCACAGTTGCCACAGAGGCAGCTGGTCGCCCTACTACCAACTTGTTGAATGACGAGCCTGGAATGAAGTGGCGCTCCACTGGGGTGACTGCTTCATTCGTAATGTCCGTTCCGGCTGGTAGCCAGATTGACTCCGTTGCCCTCCTATGGAGCAATCTAAGGGCCACTGATACGGTCAGACTGCGCGCTGCTAACTCAGCAGCAAACACCACCACCTCGCCCCTGTACGACAGCGGAAACGTTGCTGCATTCTCTGGCGTGAAAGCATCAGGCTTCCAAACCAAGACGATCTTCCTACTCCCCACAACGAGGACGGAAACTCACTGGCGAATTGACATCACTGCCACAGGCCATCCTGATGGCTATGTCGAAGCAAGCAAGTTCGTGATTGGTAAGAAGTTCACCACCACCCATGAAATGGACTACAACTGCAAGCAGGTTCTAAAAAATCAAAGCTTGATTACAGAAGGGCCTGGATACGAAGATGTGGACGAGTACAAGGCTCTACCTGGTTGGATTGCTTCGTTCTCCTACATTCCAATGGGAACGTGGAGAGATAGCTTCTACCCCTTCTTGCTTCGAGCAGGCAACCACAAATCTATCCTATTCATTCCTGAACCCGCTACCCCAACCACATGGCAGCAGGAAATTGTGTTCGGTCGCATCAAGGTAGATGTAGCAGGTGAATGTCTACACTATGATGGCTGGAAGGTTGAACTTACCATCCTAAGCTTGGCCTCATAAACTTACTTTTCAGGGCAACTAAATACTGGGTCTGAACACCAGTGTGAGTTGCCATGAACCCTTATACCTTCCTTGCTGAAGTAAGCCCTTTCGATCCAGTAGCCAACGCGACTGTAACAGTCTACATGTCACTTGCTGGTAAGCAGACATCATTTGTCTCTGGCTCAAGCAATCAATGGCTACCTATCCTCACCAGAGTACCTAACATCAATTTCTCCCTGCAAGATGCAGGTGGTTATGGTGGTTTCGATACTGGTTACACGCCAATCAACCTTCGCTTTCCAGCTGATACCTACCTAGCCGATGGCCGTCCTGTATCGGACTTGAAGGACTTCGATTGGGATGGTGCGCTCTGTAAGATTTGGATGGGCGACCCCGATGCCAACTTTAGCAGCTTCGACCAGATTATGGAGGGACGTTGTGGCCCTCTAACGATGTCGGACAACCGCGTTAGTGCGAGCGTTGTGTTCCGTGGCCCAGCCGGTGATTTAGACAAAGACATTCTAACTGAAAGCTACCTAGGAACAGGTGGGCTTAATGGCTCGCCCAATCTAAAGGGTCTTTTGAAGCCCTGGTGTTCAGGTGTTGCAAAGAACATCACCCCGCTACTAATCGACAACATCAATTGGGTTTACCAATACCACGGTTACGGACAGACAGAAGCAGTCAACGGTGTTTTCGAGAACGCAATCTCACTAGGCAATCCATCTACTACCGCTTCAACCTATACTGAACTCATTGCTCTTCCACTAGCAGAAGGCCAATGGGCCGATGCACCAGCAGTTGGTATGTTCCGACTTGGAGCAGAACCAACTGGTCAGATTACTGCCGACGTAACAGGTGCAGTAGATGGTGGAACAGTACCAACAAGAGTTGGTGAAATCTGTGCCCATCTAATGAAGGACCGCGCAAGTGTTCCTGCATTGAAGCTTTCAACGGCAGCGGCCCTAGATACTGCATGGCCCCACGAAACAGGTTACTACGTGACCAACCAAGCCAAGGTCTATGATGTCGTTGCTGAGTTGGTACAAGACATTAACGGCTACATGATTCCAGATGGCGAAGCTAACTGGATCTTCGGCCGCAACGTCAACACCAAGACACCAATCAACATAGACCTTAATCGTGAGTTTGAACCGCTGGTTCGTTCGGAGGTTGAGTTGCAAGATGCTCCTTCAAGAGCATGGAAGGTTCGTGTTGGTGGAGATAGAAACTGGACACCTGGTAGCGGCGTTAGTGCAGTCCTTCTTGAAGCACTTGAAGACCTTCGCACCAACGTCACTGGTTTCCTAACTAATGAATCCCACACGGTTCCCGCGACATCAGCTGGTGTAGTGACGAGTTGGACTGGTGCCAGTGGTGCCTTCATCCTGTTCAACAATGCGGATGAAGTGACATCGCAAGCCACCTTCTCCGTTGTTAGCACCAACGCGCTCACGGCAACAATTGACCCAGTCACCGGCCTCTACAGCGCAACCGCTATGGCCGCAGACGTTGGCACTGTTACGTTCAGGGCAATCTATAATGGCCTTGAAGTTGATAAGACGTTCAGCGTCACTCGTGCGCTTGCTGGTACCGCTGGTGCTGATGGTGCAGATGGTGCGCCCGGTGAGCAGGGTCCAGAAGGGCCCCAAGGGCCTGCTGGCGTAAATGGGCAAGCAGGTACAAGCGTTGCCGAATTCAACGTTTATAGACGCTCTGTGGCCCAGCCAGCAGCCCCTTCGGGCGGCAGCTTCAACTTCGGGACTGCAACACTCACCGCACCCGTAGATTGGTCGAGCAGCATTCCAGCTGGTGGTGACCCTGTTTGGGTTTCCAGAGGCGTTGCCGTAACCAACACAGTTGGTGGCACAGACACCCCTGACTGGAGCGCAGCTTCTCGCGCATTCGAGGATGGCCAATCTGTTGATGCGATTTACCGTCGCTCTGCAACACAGCCTGCGACACCGGCAGCATCAAGTGGAACACCAAGCGGCTGGTATTCAACCATTGCGACCGTGCCAGCTGGTAGCGATCCTATCTGGACTAGCTTTGGTCGCAGAGGTTCACCTGTCCTCAACTGGACTTGGGAAGCACCTGTTCGCATTGAGGGCATCGACGGTGCAACAGGCCCGACCGGACCAACAGGTGCAACGGGTGCAACGGGTGCGACAGGGCCAGTAGGTCCGACGGGTCCAGAAGGGCCGACCGGACCAACAGGTGCTACCGGTGCAACCGGACCAGCTGGTACTCCTGCTGTCACAGGCCTTCTAACAAATGAAGCGGCTCAGGTGTTTGCTTACGCGAATGGCGCTGTTGTCAACTACGTTGGTGCAACCGGTAGTTTCAGGGTCTTTCAAGGCACGACCGATGTAAGCGCCAGTTTCACACTAAGCACACAGGCCAACCCGCAATCCCTGACAGTCAACTATTCCGCGCAGACCTACACGGTGACGAACGGGTTTGATCCAAATGAGGATACCGCTTCACTCACAATTCGTGCAACTGGCTCCGGTGCCTTCGCAGGGGTGACAATCGACAAGGTATTCACACTGTCCAAGGTCCGAGGCGGTTATGAGCTGGTTGCTTCGCTACCCGTAAGTGACTTGTTTGAAGGCCGCGTCGTCTTCCTGACAACGGACGATAAGCTGTATCGTTACACAGGCAGCGCATGGACTAGCAGCGTACCTGCCACGGACTTGAGCGGTCAAATTACAGACACGCAAATAGCGGATAATGCAGTTACCGTTGGTAAGATTGCAGCTAATGCCGTGACTGCAAATAGCATCGCCGCTGGCGCAATTTCTGCACGCAACATAAGAGTTGGTGGCGTTGGTCTAATTATCGACAACACATTTGAGGCTGGTGCTAGTTCGTGGACAGGCTTTGTAAGGCGTTTGATCAACACTGACCCAGCAGTTCCAGCCGGTTGTCCTTTAAGACATGCCGCCGAATTCAATGCGAGAGATTGTCTATTTGCTGGCGAATTTGCTGTAGTTCCCGGCGAGCAATACAGACTAAGCGCATGGGTGAATAGAGGCTCAGGTGCAGGAGGCGGTGGCATTGGCCTAGTTGGTGTCACCGTTGACACCGCTGGTACCACAAGTGGCTTCGTTTGGCCGAGCAGCAGCACAACCGCATCTGGATGGGTGTTCGTGAGCGGTGTTTACACAATTCCCAATGGCGTAGCGATCCTGAGAGTCGGTCCGTGGGCTGATAGGGCAGCGTATGTTGGTGAAGCTTGGTACACTGGTATCAAGTTGGAAAAGGTAAATGATGGCTCGCTAATTGTTGACGGTTCAATAGTAGCCAACAAAATCGCTACCAACGCTATCACGGCGGATAAGATCAACGCCGGTGCGGTTACAGCGGCAAAGCTAAACGTCACACAGCTATCAGCCATCAGCGCAAACATTGGTGAGGCAACCGCAGGTGTTATCAGAAGCCCATCTGGTAATGCAAAGTTCGACCTCAATAACGCGCAGATCATCTTCAACAATGGTACCTACATGAAGGTAACCGGAATTGGCTTTGGTTCCACTAACCAGTTCTTAGAATGGTTTGGTCCGTCGCAAGCTAACCTTGCGAACTGCACTGAAGCCAACGCTATCCAATACTTGAAGACCAACGGTGATGCTTACTTCGGTGGGTCTTTATCAGCTGGTCTCCTCAAGAATGCTGCTCAGAGTTCGAGCCTGCTGTCTAATGCCAGCATCACGATCGGTCCGTTCACCACCAATGGTGCTCCAATTCAAGTGGTTACGAGTTACCTAGTAGAAAGCGACTTCACCGAGTTTTACCCCCAGACCTTCCAAGGAGTCACTGATTGGAATAACGCTGTAACTGCATGGGGCACCACTCCTCAAGCCGTACAGAACGGCGTGAGCAAGGCTATCTCCTGCAATGTCGTGGTTCAGGTAGCGCGCACCGTAAATGGAGTCACGAACTCCACGTGGGCAACACTGACCATCACAGGTGGTACCGAGTTCCTCTTAGGTTTTCAACCAACTATCGGCGATGCCGATGGGTACCTAGATTACAGCCGAACGATTTCTGGCAGCATCACCAGCACTGACAATGTTGGAGGTACACAGACCCGCACCTTCACTGCCACGATTACTACCCGAACAGATGCCGTGCTTGGCAACATCACGAACCAGAGGGTAGGCCTCATCTCAACGGAGTAAAATACATGACCACTCAAAGTACAGTACCTTCAAACTACGACATTGACTACATCTTATCCAAGATGACTGCCAATGGGATAATGAACCACTACGGCCACAGTTCAACCGAGAACGGCTGGTTGATCGTTTACAGAGCAGAGGACTTCGATACCGTCCAAACCATCTTGGACAACTATCAAACGTCCTATGCCGAGGAGGTCTTGAAGCCTAAGATGCTCGCTGATGTTGCTGCACTTCGTTGGAATAAGCAGCAGGTGTTCAAGTTGAATGACAGTCCGATGAAAAGCGACCCTGAGACAATTAGTTCAATCACAGCCGCAGTCGTGTTGATGGACGTAAATCCAACCAGCCCTCAGACTCGTAGATGGAAAGTTGGACCTAATACATGGGCTAATCTTTCAAGAACCGATTTGATCGGAATTGGTACAGCAGCAGCTGACCACGTTCAGGCATGTTTCGAGCGCGAGGAGGAATTAGCCCTTCTAATCTCCCAAGCCACAACGGTAGATGATTTGATGGAGATTGACGTAACCTCCGGATGGTCTGCGGAGTAACCGCCTCATAATTCCTGGGAGATTTAATAAGTAAGAGCATGGCTAATCAGACAATCACAGCGGACACTATCACAGTCCACGGGCGCGGATCGCTAGTTCTTCCTTACAAGGTAAGGGACGCTAGCGGAACGCAGATCGACATTTCAGATTGGGTTGTCTTCTTTGAAGTAGACGGCCTCAGCTTTGAAGTAGGAGGTGTCTCTGGTAGCTTTCGAGAACAGCTAGTTTCCGACCCCAATGACCCTTTGGGACTGCGCATCATTCTAGAGCGCGCACAGATCGCGCAGCTTACCAAGACCCCTATGCGCTTCGCAGTTATCGACGAAACTGATTCAGCCAGCGACATCTTCCGCGTTCTTTGGGCAGGAACCATCAAACGCGAAGGCTACATCGGCGCACCTGACTCTACTCCAGATGCAGGTGATTAATGTCAGTTACCACAACCCTTGAAACCGCAACTGTAACCACGCAACTTGGAGCAGATGGAGTATCGACGACCGTTGATGGTTCCACTGTTGAAGTAACGACTGGTGGCGGTGAGGTAGTTGTTACCGCCTTACAGGGCGCTGCTGGTACAGCAGGTAAGTCTGCCTATCAAATCGCCGTTGACAATGGCTATGTGGGAACGGAAGCGGAGTGGATTGCCTCCATTGGCTCCACATGGGGGACGATCACTGGCACACTCAGCAGCCAGACTGATCTACAAACTGCTATTAACAGCAAGGCCAATTTGTCAGGCGGTAACACCTTCACTGGTGATCAAACATTCAATCAAGGCAGAGTTGGCCTCGGAGATACGTCCCCTACCTACAAGATGGAAGTTCGAGGCAGCAACGCAACGACAGACAACTCAGCTGCCCTCCGTGTACAAGGCTTCGATGGAGCAGGAAACGCATCTATCCGCCTGATGGAGAACACCGGCAACACTGACAACTTCGGGTTCTCGATGGAGCATAACGCGGCCGACAACCGCTTCTACCTCCGCAACCATAACAACTCGGTGGCCGGTACTGTTGCGATTTCGGTGGATCGCACCACGGCTAACGTGGGTGTCGGTACCAACGCTCCTGCTACGAAGTTACACATCACTGATACAACCGCTCCAACTATTCGGATTGATGCTGGTGCTGCAAGTATCGCTGATCCGACGCTCCAGTTCCATTCTGATGGAGAGCAGCGCGCCTTCATTCTAGCGGACCGTGGCGCGGGTGGTGGTCAAGAAGGCTTCCTAGCGTTTGCTACTCACCCAGCAGGCGGTCCAGGCACACCAGCCACCGAACGTATGCGAATTGATCCGAACGGCAGGGTAGGTATCGGAACGACGGTCCCTACCTCTGCTCTCGATGTCAGCATCAACGTCTCGTCGATCACACCAGCCTTGCACCTGAACAACTCAAGCAATGGTAGTGACCGTGGCCCTGCGATCCTCTTCTCTAGTTCAGCAGTAGGGTATGGTACCTCTCTGGCTCAAATTGGTGCCGGTGGTGACAGGTCTTTACGTTTTCAAACGGGGAATGGCGCTTGGACTCTTGTTGAGGCAATGCGCCTCACCACTGACGGCAATCTAGGCATTGGTACAACTAGCCCAACTTCGAAACTACACGTAGTTGGTGATTCCACCGTAACAGGTACTGTCAACGGCCTGACACTGCGCACTCAAGGATCATCGGGTATTGGTATTGGTGCAAGCGCACTTGGATCAACGACCGGCCAGCGCAATGTGGCGATTGGGCTTTCAGCCGGTCAGTTGTTGACCACAGGCGAGTTTAATAACTTCCTCGGTACCTTCTCGGGATACGATGTCTCGTCCGGTAGCAATAACACGATGATCGGCCACAATACTGGTCGAGGCATCACTACTGGTTCATGGAACACCGTTGTAGGTGCCAACGTCACTGGCCTGACGGCTGCACTAACTCAGAACATCATCCTTGCAGATGGCCTCGGGAACATCAGAGCGCAGTGCGACAACTCTGCCCGTTGGACCCTAGGTACTGGAGTTTCCGCAAGCGGCGATGCTTCCTTGTCTACTGGTAAGACAAACATTGCTCTAATTCGAGTCCACAGCACCAACAACGCAGGTATTGCCGGTGTTCAATTCCAAGGCGCTGGTGATCGCGGCTCGATCTACGGTACTTCTGGCTACGAAATCCACATTGAACCAAATGCCCAGTTTGGTCAGGCCGACATTATCATGAACCCGAAAAACGGGACCACGATGAACGTGGGTATTGGTACGGCTGCTCCCACGGCAAAACTACATGTCGTTGGTACTGGTTTGATTACCGGAGGTGCTCTGGTTGGTACGGCTCCGGACCTAATCACGAACGGTACGTTCGCGACTGATACCTCTTGGAACAAGGGCACGGGTTGGACTATTAGCAGCAACGTAGCGAATGGTAACATCGCTAGTGGCTTCGCACAGATAGACCAGTCACTTCCTTCCCTAGTCGAGGGCCAAGCCTACGAATTGACGTTCACCGTTAACGTAGTGTCTGGAGGAGTAGCAGCATTCCTAGGAAGCAGCGGAAGCGCAGAAGCTTCTTTTGGCAGCGCAATTAATGCCTCAGGAACCTACACCAGAACAGTAGTTTGCCCTGTAGGTCAGCCAAAAGTCCTCCTAATCCGAGCAAACAATGATTTCACGGGTACCATTGACAACGTCTCGCTCCGTGCGGTTGCCACTGCTGATCGACTAAGTGTTATCGGCAATGTTGCCGCCGCCGGTACCGTCACAGGTAGCAATCTTTCCGGTACCAATACTGGTGATGAAACTGGCGCTGGTATCCTCACCAAACTTGCTGGTGTGAGCGGTGGCGGAACGACCAACTTCCTACGCGCAGACGGTACATTCGCTGCACCACCAGCTGGTGGTGGCGGTGGCACATGGGGCTCGATTACCGGCACACTCAGCAACCAGACTGATTTACAAGCTGCACTGAACGCAAAGGCCAACACATCGCACACTCACGCGATTGCTGACGTTACTGGCCTCCAGACTGCCCTTGATGGCAAACTAAACCTTACCGGTGGTAGTATCTCCGGTGACATTGACCTCGGCTATGGGGATAGCGTCGGTTTGTTCGCGTCGTCAGATCGTGGCACTTTTGGTGGTGCCTCCTACGCAAACTACGGGCTAACGTTTGGGTTCGTTGCTACTGGTGACACGGATCCAACCACTGCACTTGCTGGGTTTGGCGGGGTACGTCTTCTCACTGGGGGCGCACCACGTTTGACGATTACCTCGTCAGGAACCGTGGCCATAGCATCTTCCACCCTAACAGTTGGTGGTCGTAACGTACTAAACGACATCGACGGTAAGCAACCTCTTGCAACCGTTCTAACGAACACCACTGCAAGCTTTACAACCGCGCAGGAAACCAAACTCGCCGGCATAGCCACAGGCGCGACTGCGAACGCCACTGATGCCCAGTTGCGCGACCGCGCTACTCACACAGGCAGTCAAGCAATCAGCACCGTTACAGGGCTTCAAACAGCCCTAGACGGCAAGCAGGCAGCTGGCACCTACGCAACTGGCACTGGTACGGCTTCAGGCACCAATACGGGTGACGAGACCTATTCGACCATTACAACCAAACTAGCTGGTGGTTCGGGTGGCGGAACAACCAACTTCCTTCGTGCAGACGGAACCTTCGCTGCACCCCCAAGTGGTGGTAGCGTGTCATGGGGTGGCATCACTGGAACCCTCTCCAGCCAGACGGACCTACAGACTGCTCTAAACGGCAAGGCTAACACCACTCACACTCATGTGATTGCTGATGTAACAGGCTTGCAGACTGCACTTGATGCAAAGGCACCAACTGCATCGCCTACCCTAACTGGAACAGTTACAGCCAACACCATTACGAGTGCGGCTGCTACTGTTCTCGATGTGACCGCTACTGGTGGTATGAACCTAAGTGTTGGAACTGGCAACTTGAGTATCCTACCTAGGGCATCTGGCAATACCGGAATGGCCATTTACTCGAACACTGGGACTACTCCTTACCTAGAGTTCTTCCAAGATGTCACACTCCGCGGTTCGGTTCTACATAGTAACGCCAGAAACGGCATGGCCCTTACCTCAACTGGCTCTGCGTTCGTTGATGGTGTCTCGGGTGCCAACCTCCAATTCAATGGAACAACGAGGCTTTCAACAACCAGCACAGGTGTTTCTGTTACCGGAACGTTATCCTCAACGGGAACACTCACCGCACCAAACATTGCTACCAATCTAAGCGTATTCTGCTCCGGTAACCCCGACGCCAATGAAGTCATTGGCGGTGCAATTATGCCGGTGGCGTTTACCGTCACTCAGGGAAACTGTGTTGCAAAGGCGACTGTTGCCGCAACCGCAAGCACCGTGTTCACGATCCTAAAGGATGGTGTAACCGTTGGCACTTGCACGTTCGCTGCGGCTGCTACAACTGGAACCTTCAGCATCACTGCTGGAGGCATTGCAGCAAACCAGCACCTCTACATTCAGGCACCTACAACACCAGACGCGACCCTTGCGAACATCTCCATGCTAGTGAGGGCTTAATCAATGGCCATTAGCTTTGTTGGATCGTTCGCAGGTACCCATGCTGCAACCAGTGCGCAGACCATCAATTTCTTGGCCAACCTGCGCGATGAGCTCAACAGCGCGCCGTTACTTGAGGAAGGTGATTACGTTCTCGTCGCAGTTGAGAACAGCACGAACGGCGTCAACAGAACACAGGCACAGCTGACGCCTTCGGGCTACACGGCGCTGCACACCGACGATTATCGCGATGACAGCAACGATTCAAACTTCCTAGTCAGCGGAAAGTTCATGGGTGCAACGCCCGACGCTTCTGTTGCTATCCCCGCGTCAAATGCCACCACGGCAGGTGTCGCCTACGCGATCTATGTCTTCCGAGGTGTCGATCCGGTCAATCCTATCAACGCCATTGCAGTCACGGGCGCTATTAACACTGGCGTGGCCAACCCACCTAGCATCGCTCCAACAGCTAGCGGGGCATGGATCGTGGCCTTTGGCGGTGCAGCGGTTGCAGCTGGTGCGGTCTTCACCAACCCCTCAGGTATGTCCACGACGACCAACCACTTCCGGACAGCGACGATCACCACCACGACCAACGATGCTAACATTGGAGGCGCGATCTTCACTGGATGGACCAGTGGTGCCTATGACCCTGCGGCGTTCGGTGGTTCGACTACCACCAACACTGGTAGCTGGTCAGCAGTCACGCTTGCACTTCGTCCATTTGCGCCAGCAAGCGCTCGCCGGAAACCTCGAACATCCTACATTTTCTAATAAGTATGCGTACGGAAAACCTACGCTCTACCCCAATGGCACATACCGGAGAGCCACATGACTAATGTAATTCACGACGAGAACAACGCCCGCAGCACTGTACCTGCTAGCTATGATGTCAACTTCATACTTGAGGAAGCGGGTTACCCTAACCACGCAGGTTGGATGGTCAATCCAGACGGCAGCAAGAGGATAGTCTACCACCCGAACGATCATCAAGCAGTCATTGCCGTGATCGACGATTACGAAGCCCTGTTTGTTGAGAAAAAGGGCAAGCCAGACTTGCGCAAGCAGATTGGTACCGTGGGCCGCGCAAAGGTACTGGAGTTCAGCTTCGGTGGAATGCCCCTCGTCCTCGATGCCAGCACAGAAGCCCGCATCACTGGCGCGGTTGCCTATCTGGAGCGCAATCCAGCAGTCACAGAACTGCACTGGGATTTAACCGGCGACGGTGACTTTATCACGCTCCCCCGCGAAAACGTCCTTGCCCTTGGTGACGCTGCTGGTGCCCATGTGCAGGCAGTTTTCAGCCACCGCAAAGACCTCACGGACGCGGTCAACGCTGCAACCACCATCGCTGAACTTGAAGCAGTGGATCTTGAGTCCAACTGGCCGTGATTTCGGTACGAGGCTTCCTGATTGGCATGACGCAATGGCTCAACGCCACGCTTGGCGGCAACCCTGACCAGCCCTTCTCCGCACGATGCGCAATCGAAGCGGAGAAAGGCGGTCGTGGCTGGGTCATTACCGAAGCGTTCGTCAACCTGGTGTTCGCCCTTCTGAAGGGCGAGCGCGACCACTGCCGTAGGTCGCTTGCTGGCCCAAACAGCTAACAGTCCAACGCACCCATCGGATTAAATAGCTGATGGAAAAGTTACGCTGTACAATAGCTTATCTAAAAGCCCGTTTGGGTGAGACTTCCACATGGGCGGGCATTAGCACCGCGATCATGGGCGCAGCCGCGTTCGAAGGCTGGGAGAAGACTGCACTCATCGTCCTCGGCATCATCGGCGTTTTCGTCCCCACCACCAAATCAAGCGCAGGGGATGATACCAATGCCTAACTCAACTACCCTCGTCCCCAGTGCCCCACAGACACCCGATACGGGCAAAGACGACCTCTGGGCTCCCAGCGTCCTTATCAGCCTTGTCGTTGCCTTAATGGGGCTCCTAGGGTGGCTGCTAAACCTCCATTACAAGCTGGCAAACCGCAACCGCGATCTGGACGAGGTGATGAAGCAGGTAGCGCAGCAAAAGACCCACATTGATGCCTTGGAAGTTCGGATGCAGGCCCGCGAATCGCAGGCCAGCCTGCACGGCGAGGTGATGACCCGTCAGGACCGGCTGCTCGGAAAGATCGAGGATAAGCTCGACCGGTTGTACGATCTGATGTCGTCGAAATAATAAGGGCCAGCCCTTGCGGGCCAGCCCTCTTGTTTTACGCCGTTTGCTTACGCTGACGCCTCTCGCGCTGCTGGCGAACGTTGCCGACGAACCGCATGATGCTCACCTCCAACTCCTGAAAGTCCTCATCCGATAGGTAGGGCTCGACACCCTTGTAATCGGTTTCGAACTTCATTCGGGTCTTGCGCGCTTCGAACGCTGCGGGATTAGTCTTGTCCATGTAATACTCCAATCCGACCGCAGCGGGACCACCCCGCTTTGTGTCGATCTTGCCGGTCGGAGTATGGGGCCGGAGTTTCCCCCGGCCCGTTGTTAGTCTAGGTCCGCGACTGGAAGCTCTTCTACGGCCCTTTTCCTCGCCATAAGTTCCTGACTGCGCAGCCACGCCCGCCGCCTCCTACGGGCTTCTAAGGGCTCTCTGGGCCAGTCGAATGCGCTGCGGTCCACCTTCCATCTGGCCATCAGCCGAACCTCAGCTTGAACATGGTTGCATAACCGGCATCCAAGAACTTGATGCGGAAGCCGACGCGCCAATCACCTACGGAATCAACCCAGTCCCGCGTCACCTTTGCGTGGAGGACCTTCGACCGCTTAGGTAGCTCGCCAATCCATTCGCCAAGTTCGGTCTGCTCTAAGATGACCTTGCGAGCAGCATTCCGGCGGCGGTACTTTACGTCTCGCAACAGCCAGACGGTATGCTCGATTCCACCAGCCTTGCGGCGGCTGATGTGTCCGGTTTCCGTCAACTCATCGTCCGTGATGGTAACGAGGAATTGCAGCCGGTCTAGCTGCTCCACTCGGAGGGTTTGTAACTCTGTCCTCATTCGCTCAACTCATGTAGAAGTACCCCGCAGCCCTAGGGATGCAGGGGGAAGTATCACCGCGATTCTTCCGATCTACACGGGCAAGCGATTCGGCCCATGTAACCCAACCATAGGCCATGTAGGCTAAAAATTACATAAGAACATAAGGCCTTGCCAGCTATTTTTCTTCCGCTAGGGGACTATACAGCGCGGCCTTGGCTCCTTAGTTAGGGCCGACATGGAAAGCCCCGCCGGTATGGGCGGGGCTTCGCGTCATGTATGAAAGGAGGGTTAGAACTTTACGGTCCAAAGCTTCGCAGGGTTGCTGCTATAACCGGCTGGCTTCCAGTTGCTGTCGAGGGTAAACCAAACGCCGTTGTGGTATAGGTGAACTACCGGTGCCGAACCCGTGTAGGGTTCAAGGATTGCAGCAGTGCCGAAGTACATGTCCTTGACTCCGCGCTTTAGGTTATGCGCTCCAGTGCCCGCCATTCCGTTCCACTTGCCGAACGTTACCATGCAGTCTGGATTGTCGAGTTCGATCACCCGATCAATGACCGCTTCGAGGTGTTTGCGTTCCGCGATTGTAAGCTGCGCGCTCTCCATGTGGTCCGCTAACCACGGAAGGTCCACGATGCCGAAATTTAAATTACAGCGCTCGGTGCTGTGGCCAATGTCCCAGAGCAAGCCGTACTGGGTGACCGGCCATTTGCAGTCTGGCCCGTTATGGTAAAATTCCATGCGCATGGTCGTCTTGGGCTTCGCGGGCTTTGGTGCCTGCGTCTCGTTCGGTACTTCGAATAGTTCGTTCATGTTGTCGTGTCCTAATAGATTGAACCCCGGAGGGACACGACTCTCTCCGGGGCTCAGGTTAGCATTGCTGCTAGAAACTGGGGTGAAGCACAATGTCGTGTCTTGCTTCACATCTATTTATACAGAAACTCTCCAGTTTGCGGTTTTTGGGGTTTTAATTTTGACAGCGAGGGGCCATTTACCTTAGAAAGATAAATAGATTTGCGGTGACATCGAAAGCCATCGTAAGATGGATCAGTCACTGCTCAACAGTATAGGCCCACCTTACGGTTTTCGATGTCCCGTAAGGTGGGCTTTTCTTTTGAGCCCTCCACTTACATACTTGGTAATTGTTTTAAACCGCGATAGCCCAGGGCAACTGCTTAACGATCACGAAGCCGAAAGGTGCGAGGATCGGCTAACCAACAGGTTAGTTTGTCATCCCAGTAGTGAAAGCCGCGATGAGGGAACCAAGCCCGACTGGTCTGCTTACCCAGCGACCCCTGAGAAGGACAGTTGGGTCAACGCTTCAAGGCTGTTGAATAAACAACCAAGCAGGAACCAGGATAAAGAAATCGCTCTTATGACTCTGGCACTGGTGTTAATTGATAAATCCACCACCCAGATGCTCAGATGCGCTACTTTTGAAAGTGCTGCTAGGAAGGTAACAACTTGGCTTAAATCTGAGACACCGTTGTACGAGGGACCTGACCGCAAGCGGCACAATGCAACCACCGGCTAGTTACAAACTAGTGTCAGTTCAAAAGGTATGGTGAAAGCTCTTCGGCAAAACCTACTAACTCCCCTGATTGGAAAGACAAGATGCCGCTGGTTAATTCCAGTGGTTCTTTTCTTGTCTTTCCAATCAGGGGGTAAAGGTATGACTCTTGCTCTCGGCAATTACCACATGTTCGCATTCGCTCACATGTTCAGATTATAATTTTTAATCATTACTCATGTATTTTCTTCGAACCGATTTACACACCGACAAAGCTAACGAACGTCAGTGAGTGTAGCTGTCGGTGTGTAGCACGAACGTTAGTTCGGGCTCCTACTGTATAGAGTACCTCCGAGCAATCTACTCGATTAACGACAAAGCGATGTAACTCATCCTTCCGATCAATCCTAAGAGATTCTGACATAAAGACGGGCCTAGCTTTCGCAAGACCCGTCCCTGCAACATGAGCAACCTGGATGGTTTGGTATCGCCGTTGCAAGCGTACCGTCTATTTAACTGCTAAGTATTTGGTGACTTGGCAGTATGACCCCAACATTGACCCCTTGCAGTTTGAAGGCTTCGTCTACCTCATTCGGAACCTGACCACCGGTAAGTCCTACATCGGGAAGAAGTCCGTTTGGGCACGCAAGGGCCGTGGGAAGAAGCAAGTGGTCAAGGAATCTACATGGCGAAACTACTGGTCCAGCAGTGCTGACCTGAAAGCCGATGTGAAGGCACAGGGCAAGGAAGCCTTTTCCAGACAAGTGCTATGTTGGTGCAGGGACAAGCAAAGCCTTACCTATTGCGAGCAGCGTGAGCAGTTTGCCCATGATGTCCTGGGTGCAAAGCTTCCAGACGGAACGCCTGCTTTCTATAACAAGAACATCGCTGGTCGCTTCTACCGCGCACCAGACGCTGTTTGAACCACTCTGATAGCCAATCGGTATAAATACCTTGCAACACAAGGAGACTACCGATGAAGATTCAGGCAACACCAATTCCAGCGGATGAGAAACTAGACATGTTGAAGCAGGACGTTGGTTCGGCTTTGCGCGGAGACAACCGTACCCTTGCTAGTGCCATCGTGAAGGCCATCAAGACACTGGAGCGCAGTGAAGCAGAGATTGCAGGTCGCAGGCACGACTGACATCCTTTTCCCCGAATGATACACAGGGTTGTCCACTTGCGTGGGCGGCCCTGTTCTCGTTATGATCCGCCGATGGGCCACCGCAGATTGACCACCCTCACTGATGTCGCGCGCTATGGCTACTGGCTCAAGGTTCAATGCTTGTGCGGTCACACAGGGCGGCTAGACCCCGTCAAACTACTCAACAGGGCCATTGAGAAGCGATGCAGCACCAGGCTTCCTGATCTTCACCAGCTGCTCAAATGCGGGGCCTGTGGCGGGAAGGAATTCGCGGCTGAACACTGCCTCGCACCAGCTGAGTGGAGCGGATAAAAGCACTCTAAAACTGGACAAATAGCCGCAAAAACAGTAGGATGGCCTCTACGGCAATGAAGCCAAGGAGTGATTCTATGACGAACAAAACTGCACGGAAAAAGAGCGCTCGTAAGCGGAAAAACAACCCCACTCCGGCGACAATAGCCCGAAGGGGCGTTCTCTTAATTTCACCCTTGGTGCCGCCCCTTCGGGCTATTGTCGCCGGGTGCAAGAACTGCGCTACGCTCCGATTGTACGAAGCTTGCTAGAACTCGTAAAGAAGCACGAGGGACTTCTCCCCAGCTACTTTGAGCAAAGCCTTGAAATTCAGTGAGACAAAGCCTGTGCAACTGTAGCTTGCTTTATCAGCTGGTTGCAGCCGAGGCTGCGGGCATCGAGCGGGGAGCCGGGGATCGCCATCACCTCGCGCCCCGCCTCGCCCGCCAGCCGCGCGGTGATGAGGCTGCCCGATTGCGGCGCGGCCTCGACCA